CCCATGAAGACTTCCTTTCCGTCTGCGTCGACGAACGCTTTGTTAAAATTCACTTTCATTGTTGTTCTTTTTTTTATTGGGTTGTTAATTTTTTACGCTTGCCACGTATGCGCTGTAGCTTCCGTCATAGACGAGAATGAACTGGATGACGTCTCCTTGTTCCATTTCGAGGTAGTCCCATGTGCCTTTGTCGTTGCTCCAGATCTGTGGGTATTTGCTGTCGTTCATCCACTTTACTCCGCTGCTGTTTGTTACGCTGCTGTTCTTCCCGTAGATCCTTGCGGTTCTCGTGCTGCCTGTGCAGATGAATGTCAGCGGTATCGAGAAGTAGGTGCTGCTGTTGATATCCAATGCGTCCCGGACGTTCTGGATCGTCGGCAGTGCCAGTCCGCTGTTGTCTGCGTAGCAGGTGAAGCAGATGATGTTTCCGTCCTTCAGCGGTAGCTCCGTCAGCTTGTCCTTCGTTGTCGTCATGCTGCAATGCTTGAATCCTGCCACGAGGCCGTTCAGCACTCCGTTGCCGCTTCCAACGAATGCGTAGTTGCGCTCTCCGTTCTTCGCTTCAAGGTACAGGCATATGTTCGTCGAGTACCATCCGTGGCTGTCCGTGTTGTGGAATCGTCCCACTGCGCTGCTGAGTCCGCTGGTTGCCGGGAGGACATTCGCTCCTATGGCTGCAAATCTTCCGTAGTAGTCGTTCCGGCAGATGATGTATGCCATGTTGGTATTTCCTGTTCCGCTCACGATGTTGGTGAGGCCGTTTCCTGCCACCTTGAATCCTCCCATCGTCGTGGTTCCGTCAACGTCTACGCTGAAGCTGTTGTTAATGGTGGTGTATCCCTCCAGCTTGATCCGGCTTGCGTTGATCTGTATCGTCTCTGCGCTCTGGTTGATTGCGCTGATGATTCCGTTCTGGGAAACCTTCAGCGATATCTGCGTTGCCTGCTGGTCTATCTTGCTCTCTGCTGTCGAGACCCTTCCGCTCAGCGTGTCGACGGTCTGGCTCTTCGCCCACAGCTTGTTTCCGTATGCGCTGATGACCGAGCCTCCGGCATTGCTTAGGCTTCCGTCGCTGTTGAAGTTGGCCAGTACCGTGCTGATGTAGTCTTCCTTCTGGATGGTGTAGCTGGCTGCGTAGGCGATCTTGCTCATGTCTTCCCAGACGTTTCGCTTCGATGCTGCCTCCGTGTTGTTGTCCGGGTGGACGATTCCGCTGTATCGGTATGTCTTCCCGTTCTCGACGTAGAACTGGTTCCCGAATGCGTCGTAGACGGATACCGTGTTGTTTGACCCGGTGTATGTCCACATGGCTCCGATGTGGTCTTTCTCCGTGTTCTTCGACCAGCTGTTCCACGGGTTGCTGGCCTGTCGGTATGTCTCTGCCTTCGCTGCATCCTTGGCGAGGTTCTCTGCCTGTTGCTTCACCCATGCGATCTTGTTGTCGGTGTATTCCTGCAGTGCCTGTTTGAGGGCTGCTCTGATCGCCTCGTTCGCCTCTTCCACTCGCTTGCTGAAGGTTCCGATGGCTGATGTGTAGGTATCGAATGCGTTGTCTACGTCCGTCTCGTCTGCCTTGGTGACCTTGCTCTTTGCCAGCTTTCCGTTTATCACGCTCTTAAGGCTGGAGAGGCTTGTCGTCATTGCCGAGTATGCGCTCTCGAGGTTCGTCTTCGGTGTCCCGGTGAGGTATGTGTTCGCATGGATCTGGGCGTATGCCTTCGCCATATCCTCTGCCTCCTTGTCGAGCTGGTTGAGGTAGGTGCGCATGGCTGCTTTCTCCGTGTCCGTCAGCACTCCGTCTGCGAATGCTCCGTTGACGTAGTTCTGCAGCGTTGCTGTCGCTGCCTTTGCGTCTGCTATCTCTCCGTTGACGATCCCTATCTGTGTCATCGTGTCCTGCCAGTTCTTGGCGATGGCGTCGTTGGCTGACTTCATGATTGCGTTCTGGATCGCCTCGTTCGCCTCTTCCACTCGCTTGCTGAAGGTTCCGATGGCGTTGTTGAGGTTATCGAATGCTGTGTTCACGGCTGCTATCTCGCTGGCTGTGGCCTTCCCGTCTACGATGGCGTTGCTGATGGCTGTGTAGAGGGCGTTGTATTTGTTGTCTACGTCTCTCTTTGCCGTTATCAATGCTGCGTATTCGCTGCTGCTGCTGTCGAAATAGACGTTATTGATGATTTCCGTGTATGCGTTGTCGATGTCCTTCTTCGTGCTGGCCATCGTCTTTAGGTATTTCTCGATGGCGACCTTCTCTGCTTCGTCGATGATGCCGTCTGCGAAGGCTCCGTCTACGTATGTGCGGAGGGCTGCTGTGTTGTCGTTCGCCTTTCCGATGGCTGTGTTCGCTGCGTCGATCTGTGTCTGGAGTGCTGCGATGTCTCCGTTTATCTTTACGGTGAGGTCGTCCCGGATGCCTATGACGTAGGTGTTGATTCCGTTGACCGTCACGTCGATCTCGCTCTTGGTGTAGTAGTTCTTGTTGTTCTCCGTGATCTGTCCCTTCACGTATTGCTCTGCGTAAAGTTTCACGGCTGCGTCTCCGTCGCTGATAACGATTCCCAGCCTGCGCTCGAGGTCTGCCGTCTCCGTGTCAACGTAGAGGCGTATCTCCCTGTCGGCTGCTCTTAGTTCGATGCCGAGGTTCGTCACGCTCTGGTTGGTCGCATCGATGTTCTGGCCGATGAGCCGGATGTTCTCTGCTGTCTGGATGATCTGCGTGCTGACGGTCTTCTTGAACTCTGCCAGCGGCTTGTCCGTAACGGCAAGGATGGAGACGTACATCTCTCCTGTGAACTGGAGCCGGAAATCTCCGAGGCCGTGCCATGTGCCTTCCCATTGGAGGGTCTGCCAGTCCTTCGACTTGGCTATCACCATCTGCTGGGTGTATGGCAGGGTGTTCGTCTTCCCTTCCGGTGTCTGTCCGTTGTACTTGAATCCTATCGTCAGCTGGCCTTCTGTCTTTGGCAGGAGCTTGATGCTTAGGTAGAGGTTGTCCTGTACGTCCTTGCCTTCGCTGGTTGTCTTCTCTGATGCCGGGGCGTCGTATTCCTTATGGGTTCCCGGCTTCCTTATGAGTGCGTTGGCCTGCGTGATGCCTGTGTCCACGATGTGGAGCATCTGCTTGCCGTCGTATTCCTCTACGTTGGCTCTTCTCGTTCCTGTCGAGACGACGGATCCGTTGAGGACGACTGGTTCTCCGTCGGTGTATGCGAGCAGCTTCGTGTTCTCGTTGCTGTCCTTCGTCCATCCGTCCATGTTCTCCGTGAAGGTGGCGTTGGTGAGGTAGTTGTCCTCTTCCGTCATCTCGTAGGTCTGCTTCTGGTATCTGGTACTGAACAGGCCGTTCAGCATCTCGATCTTGCTGTCGAGGCTTTCGCCTGTCCTTCTGAGCCGGAAGTCTCCGACTGCGTAGAGGTTCTGGAGCAGCTCTCCGAATCCCTGCAGCTGTCCGAATAACGGGCTGTATATTCCCTTGAGGCTTCCGATGCGTCCCTTTAATGCCTCGTCCGGATCCGTCTTCAATCCGTAGGCGATGTCGATGTACGGCGTTGCGTTGCCGACGGTCATCACCTGTATGATGCCCTTGCGGTCTGCGTCCGTCTCGTTGTCCACTCTCACGAAGGTGTCGCCCTTTGTGATGAGGTTGCCCGGTGTGTCCTCGTTGGTTGTTACGAAGTTCTTGAATGTCACCCAATCGAGGCGTTTTTCCCCGTCGGCCATGTCTCCGATTCCGGCTCCGGTGATTATGCACTCGTAGTGCTTGGTGATGTAGTACTGGTTCTCCGGGCTTGGCATTCCGTTGTACTGCTGCACCATGATGTAGTCGCCTACTCTGAACGGGTTGTAAAGTTTGCCGCCTCTGGTATCGAACCAGACCCTTCCTGTGGCTGCGTCGTAATGGTCGACCTCGAGCATGGCCGTGAAGATGCGGTTGTCGTTCTCGCCCAGCAGCTGTGAAATGACGAAGGTAAAGACCCGGAGTGCTCCTCTCACGACGATGTTGTCGAATTCTCCGGTGTATTTCGTCTCTTCCACTCCGAGGGCGTTCTTGACCTTCTCCTTGGTGATTCCCCATCCTTTGCCCGTGAGGAATCCGGACACGAACTCTTCCGAGAACAGGTTCCCGTCGAATTCTGCCGTTCCCTTCACCTTCAGCTCTTCGAGGATCGCCTTGGCTCGTGTTATCAGCTGGTTCAGCTCTGCGTTGCCTTCTCCGTCTATGAACCCTCCCCGGAGTCCTTCTGCGAATGCTCCGAAGTATGCGCCTTTCAGCAGCTTGACGATTTCCTTGCTGGTGAGTCCCTTGTTAAACGTGATGTGTCCGAGGGCTGTGTCGTCGTTGACCCTGCTGAGCTTCTCCGCTATCTTCTTGTCGGTCTTCTTGTTGGAGACGCCTCCGCCACCTCCCTTCGCTATCTCGTTCTGGGTGTTTATGTAGATGATCTCCTCGATGTCGTTGGCCAGTGCTCCGTATGGGCTGTAGGCTGATGCCTCGCCGATGGTGTACTCTGCTTGGTACTTGTCGTCGATGCTCTTGCTCCATCCGATCACTCTGGTGGTTCTTCTGTAGTTGTCCTTCTCTTGGAAGTACTCGGGGGCTACCAGCGTCACCATCCGTCCGTATTCGAGGTCTATTCTCTTGCTCTCGCATAGTACCGGGTTCGTGGTTGCGGTGTATGTTCCGTCGTCCTTGGCCAGTTCTAACATCTCCTTTTCCGCTCTCGTCTTCAGCTCGTTCTCTGCTGCTGCGATCAGCGTGTCGTCGATGAACGTCACGTCCATGTTGTACATGTAGAGGGTGTCGCCGACTTCCGGCTTTGCTGTCTCGTTCGGGAGCTGGAGTGTGTAGG